ATATGGTACAGTCTGGAATGAGTATTCAGATATCTCAGGATTACTCTTCTATGGTTAACTTTGCACGATGTAAGTGTTTAGGTGCAAATGTTCTTCGTGGTGCTGATCAGAAACCTTGGGATGGTAAACTAGAGTATGATTATCAGTTATGGATTGATAATGACATTGTGTTTAACGCTGATAAGTTCTGGCAGCTTGCTGATCTTGCCATTCCTGCTGAAGGTGACGAAAGAAAGATCGCAGCAGGTTGGTATGCTACAGAGGATGGACATACTACATCAGTCGCTCACTGGTTAGAAGAGGAAGACTTCCGTAAGAATGGGGGAGTTATGAATCACGAGACTGTTGAGTCAATGGGCAAACGCAACAAGCCTTTCACAGTTGACTATACAGGTTTTGGATGGGTCTTGATTAAGAAGGGAGTCTTCGAGGATATGGAATACCCTTGGTTTGCTCCTAAGATGCAAGTCTTTGAGTCAGGTGCAGTACAGGATATGTGTGGTGAGGACGTGTCGTTCTGCCTAGACGCAAAGGAAATGGGTATTGAGACATGGTGTGACCCTCGCATACGTGTGGGACATGAAAAGACAAGGGTTATTTAAGATGTCGGTGAACACCCAACTTGAAACAGAGGAGTTATGGGATCTATCCTCAGAGATCCTCACCGAACTTTCTCGTAGGGATGGGGTTTCTTATAGAATTCAAGCAACCGAGGAGTCAGTACAACGTAAAATGGAGGAAATCAACTAATGCCAATGCTTTCAAACATCACAGATGGTGGATATCAGAAGTCACGTCCGAAAAAAACTCGTCAAGGACGCTCGGCTCGCACACTACTATCCGCAACGTCTCGTAATAAAGCAAAAAAAGCGTATCGAGGACAAGGAAAATAATGAAGGAGGGTTAAGTCCCTCCTTTTTTTATGTTAAATAGTAAAAACATACCAAAATTATGGAAAACTCCAAGAAAAAAATGCTAAGAGAGGTTAATAACGACCACTTAACCCCTAAAAAACGTGATACTTTAATACAAAGTGAGATTTTTGGAGATTTTGAAGAGGATGGATTGGATTATGAAGTAGATTCTATGACCCTTACAGAATAGGAGTATACAATCCTTAATAAATAAACAATAATTGGTGTATTAGAGTGCCACTAGAACGAGTTAGTCAAGGATTTAAGGACATTAGTATGACATTTCAGGCAAATCCCCTGAATGATGACCTTATTGCACTTAAAAATGAGAATGCAATTGCTCGTTCTATTCGTAATATTGTTTTTACGTTGCCTGGAGAGAAGTTTTTTAATGCATCCTTTGGTTCTCGTATCACTGAATCTCTTTTTGAGAACATAGATGACATTACTTCTACTATTATTATAGATGAAATTACTCAATCTATTGAAAACTATGAGGAGAGAGTAAAATTACTCGATGTTCAAGCGTCACCAAACTATGATAATAACAGTTATGACCTTACTATAAGGTATTTGATCATAGGAAGAGACATTCCAGCACAAGAATTACAATTCGTATTGCAGTCAAGTAGGTAAAAATGCCATTAGCTAACTTTTCTAACTTGGATTTTGACCAAGTTAAATCAACTTTACAAGAATATCTTAAATCCAACTCGAATTTTACGGATTATGACTTCGAGGGATCTAACTTTTCGACTATTTTAGACGTTCTAGCATATAATACCTACATTACATCATACAATGCGAACATGATCACCAATGAGGTGTTCATTGATACTGCTACATTAAGAGAAAACGTCATATCTTTAGCTAGAAACATAGGTTATGTACCCCGTCCAAGGCAAGCAGCAAGGGCAACAGTGTCCTTCTTTGTGAATACTGAGGGAATTACACCTTCACCTGCTTCTTTGACTCTTAAGAAGGGTCCAGTGGCAGCATCACAAGCTCCTTTTGGTGGTCAATCATTCGTTTTTTCAATTCTAACTGATATTACGGTTCCAGTCTTTAACGGAATTGCAGAATTTAACGATGTTGAGGTTTTTGAAGGTACACTTTTAACACAAACCTTCACATATTCATCAAGAGTTCCAAATCAAAAGTTTATTTTACCAAATATTGGAGTTGATACTGATTTAATCACTGTTTCTGTACGTCCAAACGAAGCATCTACGACACAAACCAAATATAGTTCTCAAAATAGTCTTTTTGACGTAAAATCTGACTCAAAAGTTTATTATTTACAAGAAATTGAAGATGAAAGATATCAAATATTCTTTGGTGACGGTATTTTTGGAAAAGAACTTGAAGACGGCAACTTTATTACCATAGATTACATTACATCTAGTGGAGATTCCGCAAATGGACTCAATTCTTTCAATTTTTCGGGAAGAATCCAATATACACGTAATGCTCAGAGTTATACAATCACTTCTGGCATCTCTTTGATGACAACTGGAGTACCTGCATCGGGTGGAGAGACAATTGAGTCTGTAGAGTCGGTTAGAAAGTTTGCTCCAAGGATTTATTCGTCTCAGAACAGAGCAGTAACCTCAAATGACTACGAATCTTTAATTCCATCAAGAATTTATCCCGAAACAGAGTCAATTTCCGTTTTTGGAGGTGAAGATTTGATTCCACCACAATATGGAAAAGTCTTTATTAGCATTAAACCAAAAACTGGTGATTTTCTACCCAATTTGATCAAAGAACAGATTAAGTTGAAATTGAAGAAGTATGCGGTAGCAGGAATTATCCCAGAATTGCTTGATTTGAAGTATCTTTATATTGAAATCAATTCAAACATCTATTATAACTCCAATCGTGCTCCATCTTCTGCATATGTTTCTTCTGTAGTTTCAACTAATGCTACTAAGTATGCTGAATCTTCTGAAATGAACAAATATGGTGCGAGATTTAAATATAGTAAGTTTTTGAATATTATTGACCAAAGTAATGAATCCATAACATCTAATATTACGACGATTTATATAAGAAGAGATATAAGAGCAGTATTAAATGCTTTTGCAGAATACCAAATTGGTTTTGGTAATGAGTTTCATATTAAGAGTATGAGTGGGTATAACATCAAATCATCAGCATTTAAAGTTGCTGGAATTATGGATGATGTTTACATATCAGATATTCCTAATACAAATAAAATAAATGGATCATTATTTTTGTTTACAGTTCCTTCAATAGCATCCCAATCTCCTACTATTGTTAAAAGAAACGTAGGATCTATTAATTACAAAGAAGGAATAGTTACTATCAATCCAGTCAATATTCAATCTGGAATGCAAAAAGATGGACAAACAGTTATTGAGATTTCTGCATGTCCTCTCTCTAATGATGTCATTGGATTACAGGATCTTTATTTACAACTAGATATTAACAATAGTAATTTTAATACGGTTGTAGATGAAATTGCTTCTGGTTTAGATCCATCTGGTTCTAATTACATTACATCTTCAAGTTATGCTAATGGTAACCTAGTTCGTTCTGGTGGTCGTGATGTCACCACTACTCAGGCAACTACTTCTGGTTCTGGTTCTCCTGCACCATCTACATCTACATCAACATCTGCATCAACCTCTGCTGCTTCCTCCTACTAAGATAGAACGATTATAAAATGACAATAAAAAAAGTACAGTTTAATAACATTGTTCAGAATCAACTGCCTCAATATGTGCAGAATGAATATCCGTTAGTTTCTGAGTTTTTAAAATCTTATTATCAAGGACAGGAGTACCAAGGTGGTCCAATTGATTTAATTTCAAATATTGATGAGTATGTCAAAGTAGATAATCTCACCAATCTTACATACTCTGTTGGATTAGGTGCAACTGTTGGTATCACAAGTGATGCTATTGATGTTGATATGCAAAACTTTCCTACAGGAACTTTGGGATTCCCAAATGAATATGGATTGTTAAAAATTAATGATGAAATTATTACATATACTGGAATAACTACTTTTGGATTTACTGGATGTGTTAGAGGATTTAGTGGTATTACTTCTTATAGAAGTCCTACTAATTCCGAAGAATTGGTATTTGAATCTACAGAGGCAAATGAGCATCCTAGAGGATCTACAATAGAAAATCTAAGTTGTCTTTTCCTTAAAGAGTTTTTAAAGAAAACAAAATATCAAATTACACCAGGTTTAGAAGGTAGACAACTTACTCCTGATTTAGATCAACAAGTCTTTATAAAACAGTCAAAAGATTTTTATCTAAGTAAAGGAACTGATAGGGGTTTTGAAATCCTATTTAAAGCTTTATATAACGAAAATGTTAATATTATAAGACCTCGTGATTTTCTCTTTACACCATCTAATGCTAATTATAAAATCACTAAAGATTTTGTAGTACAACCTGTTAATGGAAATCCCCTCGATTTAGAGTTGTCTACTTTATTCCAAGATGAATATAAGGATGCTGGTATTGAGAAGGCATATGCTCCTATAACGCACGTAGAAAAGATCCCAGTGGGTGTTGGAGAGACTTACTATAAGTTTAGTGTAGACGCTGGATATAACAGAGATTCAAGGGTTGAAGGTGCTACTTATGGTACATTTTCTGTTTCCCCTAGAACCAAATTAGTTGGTGGTGTATCAGCAGGATCTACTATTTTTGATGTTGATTCTACGGTTGGATTCTCTACACAAGGTGAATTGCATTTTAGATATATTGATAATACAGTAGGAATAAGTTCATATACTTCTAAAAATTTAACTCAATTTTTTGGATTGACTGGAATAGGTAAAACTATTGTATCTGCAACAACCGTTGGTATTAATAGTTTTGCATATGGTGCTTCAATTGTTGATCCAGACGAAATTGTTGAAGTAAGAATTACTTCTGTTATCAATTCTCTTGAATATGATAATGAAAGTTGTCTTTATGGAAGTGGTGACGATGTAAAAATTAAAACTTTAGGTGTTGGTGATACTGGTTATAAAATGAAGGGTTGGTTCTATAATGTTTCACCAACTTATAAGGTAAAGGATATTATTCTTATTGACGTATCAGACTTTACATATGAAGTTATTATTGATGTTGATCATGAATTTAAAGTGGGTGATAGAGCTGTTATTTCTCGTTCTCTGGGAGAAAAAACTTCTTTACCTTCTTCTACTATAAGTCAAATTACTTCTTCAAGATCTTTCATTTTAAAGGAGCAAGGAGAAATTGATTTGACTGAGAGAGATTCAAATCCATATATTATAGAAAGAAAACTTTCAAAAGCAAATGCAATTAACTTTCCAGAATCTTCAGTATATACTAGTGATATTCAGAATGTTTATAAACAGAAAAAGACAGAAAAATTATTAGTTGCATCATCATCTATTCCTTCTTATGATTCTTCATCTTTAGGAGTTAATGCTAAGAGAATTTTATTTAATGGTAGTTTTAGTGGAGATACTTTTAACATAATAGATGATGCTACTACTCCTGTTGGAGTTCCTATTTTTGATCATGGATTCTATACTGGAGATGCTGTATACTATACACCACAGATAGTTAATGATGTATATGTAGACCCCACTAGTGGTACTGAATTGGATAATTTTGTAATTAAGTCATCCTTGTTTGATGAGGGTCTTTACTTTGTAAAAAGGGTAGATGCTAATAGTATTAAATTAGCAAAAAGTACTCCTGATCTTTATAATGAAACTTTTGTTAATTTGGATAATGATGGTACAAGAACTGGTGTTGCAACAGATAATAGAATAGAACCGTTTAGTTTTAATGGTGAAACTTTACAATCACAAAAATTAGTAAGATCTATTAATCCTCCAGTTAATACAGGAACTGTATATGAAACTACTCCAGGTAGTACTGGTATATTAATTAATGGTGTAGAAATATTAAATTACAAATCTTATGATAAAGTTTATTATGGAAAATTAGAAAGTATTGATGTTCTTGCTCCTGGTAGAGATTATGATGTAATTAATCCTCCCATCACTAAGATTACAGATGCTGTTGGAACAGGTGCTACAGGATTTGTTGCCATTTCTGGATCTTTAAAGGAAATAAGAATAATAGATCCTGGTTTTGGATATGAAACTAAACCAATTATATCAATAACTGGAGGAAATGGAGAAGGTGCAGATGTTTCTATAAACATGCAAGAAGTAACTCATTCTATTCCTTTCTTCTCTTCTTCAAGTAAGGTAGGACTTGGAACTACAGGAACTCTATCTTCTACAATAGGATTTTCAACTTATCATAAATTTACAAATGGTGAGCAGGTATTATACGTTACTGATAATCAAGATGTTGTTGGTGGACTGACTACAAATGCATCTTATTTTGCTTCTGTTGTTGGATCTGGTGGAACAACTATAAGACTTCATAGTGATGAAGCTGGTTCTCTTGCAGGAATTAATACTGTTGTACTTACTTCTCGTGGTGATGGTGTACAACATATAAGGTCTTATAAAACAAAATCATTAATAGAATCTATTAATGTAATATCAGGTGGAAGTGGATATGAGAATAAGAAAAGAACAGTACAACCTGCAGGAATTACTACATCTTCAGATCAAATAACCATTCAAAACCATGACTATAAGAATGGAGAAATTATTAATTATACTTGTACAGGAACACCTATTACAGGATTAGCAACCGCTACTGATTATTATGTTTGTTTTGTAGATGATGATAATTTTAAATTAACAAGTGTTGGTGTAGGAACTACTTCTAAAGATTACTATTATAGAACTAAACAATTCCGTGATTT